AAGATTTAGCTGATTTGTTGGGTTGCTATATGAATGAATTAATTGATATGGGACATGATGCTGCTTTGGTAACACACGGAATGAAAAGAGTTATTAGTGATCTCGCACTATCAGGAAACAAGGGTACCCAATGTGGTCCTGACAGTATAACACCATCAGCAGAGCCATCGGTGCGAAAAGTTAAAGATCCTACTGACGTACCTGATCGATTGGGCCCAAGAACTAGAGAAATGCCACCACTTCGTCGTGTAGCAGAAAGAGAGCTTACCGATGCAGAAGAAGACGAAAAAGAAGATATTGTGAAAGGCATGAAAAAGAATAAAAAAGATTTTAAGAAAAGATATGGCAAAGATGCTGAAAGCGTAATGTACGGAGCAGCAACCAACATCGCAAAGAAAAATCGAGGTAAAAAGTGATGGGATATGTTCAAGGCAAACTAGATCGTCTTGTAGAAAAAATGATATCGCGTAAATTTCTTGTGTGGCTGACAGCAACAGGTTTGCTGGCATTCTCTGATTTAGCTTCAAGTGATTGGGTTATTATCTCTGCTATTTATATTGGTGGTCAAACCGTAATTGACGGTATTGCTAAACTCAAGGGGGTAGCATGACGTGGGCAAAAGTATTACAATTTTGTCTTAAAAATTGGAAAGAGATATTGGTAGTTGTTTCTTTGCTTGCTGTGTCGGTAAAAACACACATGGATTATCGCGCCCTCAATAAAGCATACGAGATATCAAAAGAAGAAACTCGCGAACGCATCGATGCTCTTCAGGCAATTCACAGCGAAGAGATAGCACGCCGCGAACACGCGCTTGATACATATAAAAAGGCTTTAAGAGAATTGCGCAACAACTATGAAAAGTCGCAAGAAGAATTAGAGAAAGAAAAGCAAAAGAGATTAGAAACTTATGAAAGGCTTTTCTCTCAAGACAAGGAGGCACTGTCAAATGAGATTGTTAACACTTATGGCTTTGAGTTTGTGGAGTAATACTGCGGTTGCTACTACGCCAGGTAAGTTTACATTTCTTGGCGAGAACCAATGTGCTCCATTTGAAGGTGTTTTGTTTGATCCCGCAGCAACAGCAACTATATTAGCACAAGCACAAACAGCCGATGATAACTGTCAACTTGTTTTACAGTATGAGTTAGATAAACAAAAAGTCGAATATGAGTTACAATTACAAAACTTAACAATCAGGCACGATGCATTGTTAGCAGAGTATGATATGAGAGTTCAATCATTGGAAAGAGAAGCTGATGCATTAGCTAATGCTTTAAAGAAACAATCCAAGAAAAATCCAATTTTATGGGTAGCCGTTGGCGTTGCTGGCGGTGTGGCCGTATCATATGGTGCATACAAGGTTTTCAATGAGTGAGCAAGATTATAATAAAATAGCTGCAACCGAAAATGCTATTAAAGAAAAATATGGTGAAGAAGCGGTAGCAAACCCTAGAGCAAATTGGGACGAAGATAAAGAGAAAGAATATCTTGAACAAATGAAAAAACTTTACGACCGTCACAATAGAAAAAAAGACTATCAAGAAAAAGTAGACGTTAATGGCATAAAGATATCAAAAAAACTACTTAATAGAGAATCTTTGAGAAATTGTCCTGTTTGTAGTGCTTTTCCAAAAAGTGTTAAGGATGATGTATCGTTAATAAAATTTCAATGTTGCAATAACTGCTATATTAAATATGTTGACGGCAGAGAGGATAGATGGAAATCAGGATGGCGCCCCAGTGAAGATTAGCAAACAAAAATTAAAACAAATTATTAGCGAAGAGTTGCAATTATTAGAACAAGAAGATGATCAGACTAAGTTAAAAACAAAAGCAATGTCAACTTCTCAAAGACAAGCAGATGTTCGCGATAGGATTAAATCGCAAGGCGATGAATTTACAACAAACGAAGCGGGCCTTGTAGATCAATTAGAAGATTTTATTTCCAAGCTAGCCTCCACGCCTGGGGTCGACCTAATGCAACACCGACCTCTTTTACAAAGAGTACTTAAATTTTTAAAAAAACAAGTTCAAGGCACCCCCCAACAACCAGAACAAGGAGCACAAGAATAATGGCAACAGTATACGAAATAGTACAAGGGCTTTCACAAGCAGCAGCAAACGCATATGATGGCGCACTTGACGAAAGCGGCGAACCAATCAAGGCCGGCCTTCAAAGAGAAGAAGGTGATCCAATATTGGACAAAAGAGTTATGGATGGCTTTGGTGTGAAGTTTTATGGCAACATGATGTGTTTATCATATATGTCTGAAGTCCAACTAAAAGAAGTTTATACTGCTGGATTTGAAAGTGACGTTGAGGCCCGTATGTCAGAAGTCGTTTCATTTTTAAGAAAAGAATATAGAAAAATTCGTGGAGAATCTGTTACCTTAACAAAAGAAGGTGAAGTTGATGTTAGAGTTGAAAACTCTTCCCGAGTTCGCTCATGGGTTACAGCCAAATTGCATTATAAAATTGGCGGCCTTGATGAATCTATGGAAGTTAATGCAGGTTCTGATCAGCGCCCCGAAGCACAGTGGGAAAAATTTATGTCACAAGGTGGATGGAATGGCGATGGCGGAAAAAGACCAGACAATGATACCAGACCTAAGCCTTCAAATGACTAATGACGTTTCAAATAGACAAAAAACAACAAGTAAAAGAAATACTTAAGTGTGGAAAAAATCCAGCTTATTTTCTTAAAAATTATGCCCGTATATCTCATCCGATGCACGGGCTAATTCTCTTTAATACGTACGATTTTCAAGATCAGCTTCTCGACGACTTTAATGATTATCGTTTTAATGTGATTTTAAAAGCAAGACAGCTTGGTATTTCAACTATTACCGCTGGTTACATTGCTTGGATGATGTTGTTTCACCGTGATAAATCAATTCTTGTAATGGCAACTAAATTTGCTACAGCAGGAAACTTGGTTAAGAAAGTTAAAAGTATCATGAAAAACTTGCCAGACTGGATACGTATAGCTTCTATATCGGTAGATAATAGAACGTCGTTTGAATTATCTAACGGCTCACAAATTAAAGCCGCATCTACATCTGGTGACGCCGGCCGCTCCGAGGCACTGTCGTTGCTTGTTCTTGACGAGGCCGCACACATTGAAGGTCTTGAGGAATTATGGACTGGTCTATATCCCACGTTGTCTACTGGTGGTCGCTGTATTGCTTTGTCAACTCCGAATGGCGTAGGTAACTGGTTTCACAAAACTTGTACTGATGCAGAAGCAAATGCAAATAACTTTAAGCTAACAACATTGCCTTGGGATGTTCATCCTGATAGAGATGAAGTTTGGTATAAAAAAGAAACCAAGAACATGTCGAAGCGTCAAATTGCACAAGAGCTTGAGTGTAACTTCAATACATCTGGTGAAACAGTTATTGATCCCGATTGTATGAAATGGCTTTTGGAAAATGTAAAAGAACCAAAGTATAGAACAGGGTTTGATAGGAACTTTTGGATATGGGAAGAGTTTGATCCATCATGCAACTATCTTGCAGTGGCAGACGTATCTCGCGGAGATGGTGCAGATTATTCTACGCTGCATATGATTAAATTAGAAACTCTCGAAATAGTAGGCGAGTATCAAGGTAAACCAACGCCAGACATGTATGCAAACTTCTTGAACCAAGTAGGGAGAGAATTTGGAAATGCGATGCTTGTGGTAGAGAACAATAACATCGGTTACACAGTCCTCGATAAATTAGTCGATTACGGATATCCAAACTTGTACTTCTCTATTAAGTCCACACATGAGTATATAGAGCAACATCAAGCAGAGGCACGCTCCACAGCAGTGGCGGGTTTTACAACTTCAGTAAAGACGCGACCACTCATTGTTGCAAAATTAGAAGAATTCATTAGAAATAAACTAATTAAAATATATTCATCTCGCACAATCAACGAGATGAAGACTTTTATTTGGAGGAACGGTAAGCCACAAGCGATGAAAGGCTATAATGATGACCTCATTATGGCTTTAGCGATTGCCTGCTGGGTAAGAGACACAGCGTTGCAGGCAAACGCAAGAGACTTGAATTACCAAAAAGCATTTGTTAACGCTATCAAAACATCTAAAACTACTATGAACACACAAATCGCAGGCCAACATGGCTACAAAAAAGATAACATTTTTGATAAAATGAATGAAGCAAAAACGATGTACGACCAATTTAAATGGATTATAAAGTGAGACTATAAATGGCAGATAACAGAATTAGGCCAAAAGGCAAAAACCCAGCAAACGAAGAATCAGAACTTTTTAAAAGATTAACACGACTGTTCTCTGGACCAATTGTTAATTATCGTTCTCAATCTGGACGTCGCATTAGACGTCAACATCTTGATAAATATTCATCGCGATTTAAATCTGCATCTGGCCAGCAGTTTAAAAAGTCTCTTTATAGTCCGCTCGATCAAATATCTACAAATGCGATTGCAAACCAACGTAGAGCAGAGCGATATGTTGATTTTGATCAAATGGAATACATGCCAGAGATCGCCTCTTCAATGGAT